ACATCCTTAACAGCTTGGGGGAGCCTCTCCCCTTGCCCGATCACATCGACCCTGGCGCGTGGGTCTCGGATCAAGAGCCGGCGCTGCTGCGCTGGTTCGCTAAAGAGACGCACAGGCAATACCGGCATGTATGCCGAGACAACACCTATAACAGTGAGAACGATCTCTCGGCTGACTTCGTCTTTTCGGTGTATGTGCCGGAAGACTGCGCGGACTGGTGCTGGTGCGATGACGTGTTTATCACGGTTGAGAGGCACCTAGGTGGTGACGTTCGCGGCAACTATGGGCCGTTCGCCGTGTTTCGAGTCGATCAGATCGGCGAGTCTGGGTTCTTTGACTGGGTTGTTGGCTGGTACGCTGAACCCGTACCCGCTGATGCTGACCCAGAGTGGCCAGACCTTAGCCGCTGGAATGACCGTTTCGCTACGAATTACAGCAGCTGGCCTACTGGTGAAGTCAGGGATGCTCTGGTCAGCAAGGACCCTACCTGGTGCGATACCCGCAAAGCTTGGCTGGCTCGATTGCAGGACGTCCCCTTTCCAGTAGTGCTTCGCCCTGTCTCTCCCTTCTATTGCTGACGCGATTGTGACTGAATGTTAAGATTGTGTCGGGTGGTCGCGATTGGCTGCCCGATGTTGTACTGTAGCTCAAGAGAACGGACCCCCACCTTTAGCCCGCTTCTCTCCCTAGTCCGATGATCACCACTACTACAGCCTGCCTGTTAGCTCTGTTGCTCTTCCCGGTCCTGTTGCTCCTGTGGAGTACTGAATCCAAAGGTCAACGGATCCGCCGCTGGCGCCGCTCAGGGCTCACCTGGCGCGTCTGTGCTGAACGCCTAGGCGTCTCTCAATCGACTGCCAGACGTTGGGCGACTGCCTGAAGCCCTGGCACGTATCCGTTACACATCCGTCTCTCCCGCCTCTCCACGTCCTGAGACCGTCCGCCCAAAATCCACCGCTCACCATCACACGGTTCCGTTACGTATCCGTATCACCATGCGCTTCTTCTACGTCTCCACATTTGCTCTCGCGGCTGCCGTTTCCGGCTGGGGCGCCGTCATCTGCGCAGATCAGGCACGAGACCTAGCCAGCAACGGCTCTATGGCGCGTGCCGCCGAGCGCTATGCTGTCCCCTTTGTCGGCATGGCCGCCCTGTCCCTGGCCTGCCTAGGCACCGCTGCTGGCGCCGCCACCGATCGCCGCTCTTGAGAATCGCTTGCAACAACTCCTGAGAACCGTTCGCAACAGGGCGGTTCTCAATAGGGGGGCGCAGTTGAGAATCGGGGAGGGGGGAGAATGACACAGGGAACCTACATAAATACGGGCCATTTCCTATTAAAGTAGCACAGGAGGGGGCAGGGGTCAAGTTCTGTACTGTGCTACACCCCCTGGCCCCAAAAAATACGCACCACCGGCAAAAACCCACCGAAAATGTTACGATCCAACCAAAAGGTTGCCCTGGAACGATGCCAGAAGAGGAAAAGTACGAAATTGAATACGGCCAAGGAATCAGCGACGACGAGTATTGCGACCCAAAGACTGTTGGCAAGAAAAAGCGACCATTTGGCCTCCGCAATAACGCTGCAGTAATTGAAAATCGCGTCCAACGCCTCTACAAACGCCAACTCGAAGGTCTTACCTGCCGCCAACTCGTCGTAGACCACGCCGAAAGAGAACAAATCGCCCTCGCCACCGCCTGGCGCGACTGGAAAAAAGTCCAAGCCCTCAACAACGAGGACTTCAAACTGGAACGCGAAACAATGGCGGGCCGCATTTTCGCGATGCGCAACCGTCTTTACAACGCTTCCATGAAACGGGGCCAAATGGCAACCGCCGCCCAAGTCTTGGACTCCCTCGCCAAGATGGTTGGCTGCGACCAAGTCGAAGAGAAGGGCACCAGCATCCCCGAAATCAACATCAAAATCGAACGCGAGTAATACAATATCCTTAACCGAAGAAAAACATGCGCGTCCTTGTTGCATGTGAGTACAGCGGGCGTGTTCGTGATGCCTTTATCGCCCGAGGTCACGAGGCCCTTTCTTGCGACCTACTCCCAACAGACACCCTTGGTCCGCACCACCAAGGCCCTGTTGAGGATGTCCTCAACGACGGCTGGGACGTAATGATCGCCCACCCTCCCTGCACCCACCTTGCAGTATCCGGCGCCCGCTGGTTTCATAAAAAGCAGAAGGAACAAGCAGAGGCCCTTGACTTTGTGCGCCTGCTACTGAACGCCCCTATACCAAAAATCGCTCTAGAGAATCCTATAAGTGTCATCTCATCAAAAATCCGCAAACCCGACCAGATAATTCAACCTTGGATGTTTGGGCACGGCGAAACAAAGGCCACTTGCCTTTGGTTAAAGAATCTAAAGCCGTTGGTGCCCACCAAGATAGTGGAGGGCCGGGAAGCCAAGGTTCACCATATGCCCCCTAGGGCGGACCGTTGGAAACTACGTAGTTTGACTTACCAAGGAATTGCGGATGCTATGGCTCTGCAATGGGGTTAAATGCCTAAATCCCTCGACTTATCCCTTCGCCCCGCCCAGGGCGAAGTATTTAGCGCCACCAACCGATTCCGCGTCCTCGTCGCAGGCCGCCGCTTCGGCAAATCCTATCTCGCCTGCATCGAACTCCTCAAAGCAGCCCTGGAACGCCCCGGCGAAACCTACTTCTACTGCGCCCCCACCTACCGCATGGCGAAAGACATCGCCTGGAAAACCCTCAAAAAGATCATCCCCAACACCCTGGTACGTAGCAAAAACGAGACCGAACTCCGCATGGAGCTGGTCAACGACTCCACGATCGAACTAAAGGGCACAGAAAACGCCGCCGCCCTGCGAGGCCGCTCCCTTTCAGGCGTTGTCCTCGACGAAGCCGCCTTCATGGAAGCGGAGGTCTGGTTCGAGGTGCTTCGCCCTGCGTTGGCGGACAAACAGGGCTGGGCACTCTTCATTTCTACCCCCGAAGGCACCGCCAGCTGGTTCTACGACCTGTGGTGCTACGTCGATGAAGACACCACAGGCGACTGGAAGCGCTGGTGCTTTACCACAATCCAAGGCGGCAACGTCCCACCGGAAGAAGTCGAAGCAGCCCGCGCCCAACTCGACCCCCGCACCTTCCGCCAAGAATTTGAAGCCAGCTTCGAGAACCTCTCCGGCCTGGTCGCCATCAGCTTCAACGACGCCAACATCGACAAAGAAGTCCGCGACCTCCCAATCCTCCCCCTCCTCCTCGGCGTTGACTTCAACGTGGACCCAATGAGCGGCATCTGCGCCGTCAAAAAAGGCGACGAACTCTGGGTATTCGACGAAATCATCATGACCGGCGGCGCCACCACCTGGGACTTCGCCGAAGAAGTCATCAACCGCTACGGCGTGGAACGCCGCATCGTCGCCTGCCCCGACCCCACCGGCGGCGCCCGCAAAACCGCTGGCGTTGGAGCGACCGACCACAGCATCCTCCGCAAATCGGGCTTCAATGTCTCCACCCCACGCAGCCCCTGGAAGATCCGCGACAAAGTCACCGCCGTCAACACCGCCCTCCTCGACGCATCCGGCGCCCGCCGCTGCAAAATCCACCCCCGCTGCCGCGAACTCATCAAAGCCCTCCGCACCCTCACCTACGCCCCTGGAACGTCCCTACCCAACAAAAACCTTGGCGTTGACCACGCTTTTGACGCTTTTGGCTATTTATGCCTTCAAACCTTTAACCTTGCCAAACCCGAAGCTATCGGCAAAACCTCCTATCGTGTTTACTAACCGCCAAAAAATCTAAGTAGACTGAACCAACAGCGCTGGAGCGATGGCAAAACGCGGTCTATACAGCAACATCCACGCCAAACGTAAACGAATCGCCGCCGGATCCGGCGAAAAGATGCGTAAACCCGGCTCTAAAGGCGCCCCAACCGCTGCCGCCTTCAAAAAAGCAGCCAAAACCACCCGTAAACGGAGGAAATGATGGCTCTTACCATCTCTCGCGGCACCAACCTGGTCGAGCACCACGAATCAACCCCACTAACCGCCGTTGACGACGCTTTCGAAGTCCACGCCGACAGCAGTGAGTTCACCTTCGCAGCCATCGTAACCGGCAGCGCCAACTTTACCCTTGCCTTTGAATGCAGCTTCAACGGCGGCGGCACCTGGTTTCAGCTCGACACCAGCAAGACCATCAACTCCAGCGGCCAGTACGCCTATTTCTATAGCGGCAAACCCGCAAACAAAGTCCGTATGCGTATCTCAGCCATCAGCTCTGGAACGCCCAGCGTTGTGCCTATCGTCGCCGTCGCTTACCACGGCTAATGATCGAAACAGTCAGCGGCGGTTGTATCCACATCGAAATTGACGCCGAGGAGGGCACAACCACCGCTACCTTTGTATTCCCCACACCCCAAGATCCTGCCCTGCTTGGTGCGTTCATCGCCAAAGTAGCCCAAGGCATGGAAGTTCTTATCCCCATCGAAGAGGAGGACGAACACGATGATTGAGTATCGCGGCGAAAAATTCAGCGGCTACAACAAGCCCAAACGCACCCCAAGTCACCCCAAAAAGAGTCACGTAGTACTCGCAAAAGAGGGCGACAAAGTGAAGCTAATCCGCTTCGGCCAACAGGGCGTCAAGGGCAGCCCCACTGGAACGGCCCGCAACA